CCGCTCGATGGCGAAGGGCGAACTTCGTTCGCACTCGTTTGAGAAGCGCGATGTCGTCAAAACCCAAACTGGCGCACCAGTACCGACATCGTTCTACGACCAAGTGATCATGCTTGCTCGTACGGTTGGTCCAATGCTCCAGACTTCAACAGTCTTGAACACAGCATCAGGCGAAAACCTTCAGATTCCATCACTTGCTCAGTATTCAACTGCGGCAATCGTTGGCGAAGGCACAGCAATCAGCGAGTCGGATCCAGTATTCAACTCGTTCATCACACTTGGCGCGTTCAAGTTTTCGTTCCTCGTACAACTCTCATCCGAGTTGATCGAAGACAGCGGTGTCGACATCTTGTCATTCTTGGCAACACAGGTCGGCAACGAACTTGGCTTCCGAGTTAACGATGCGTTGACAACTGGAACAGGAACAGCACAACCAAAAGGTATCGTCGTGGCATCAAGTCTCGGTGTAACTGGCGCAACAGCAACAACTGGTGCGTTCACAGCAGATAACTTGATCAGCCTCGTCTACTCGGTAGACACAGCTGGTCGTCGTTTGGCTGGTTCAGGCTTCCAGATGAACTCGTCTTCAATCGCGAAGATGCGCTCGTTGAAGGACACAGCAGGCAACTTTGTGTTCTCACCAGCACTAAGCGCTGACGCCAATGACTTGCTCCTCGGATACCCAGTGTTCGAGAACCCAGGCATGGCCAACACAGGAACAGCAGCAAAGTCGGTTATCTTCGGACACCTTCCAAGTTACTTCGTTCGCCAAGTTGGCGGCATCAAGTTGGATCGAAGCGATGACTTCGCATTCAACACCGGACTTGTTACCTTCCGCGCAACAATGCGTGTTGACGGCAACTTGCCACAAACATCACACGTTAAACACTTCATCGGTGGAGCATCCTGATAATCAGGAACTAATCCGAATAAAGACATAGCAGTCCGCAAGGACTGTGACTAAGATTAAGCCTCGGTCGGTCGTGCAGGACTTGCCGAGGCTTTATCTATCCCTGCACTATTCTTAGGAGGATCATGTGGACAACGGTAATAATAAAAGGCGTACCAGTCGAGATGCCAGGAGCGTTAGCGGAGCGGTTGCTCCGAGCGGGCGTAGCGCACTCGTTGGAAGTATCAGACCAACCAATCCCGACCGACTCAGAGTCGTCTGGTATTCAAACGCACCTTGGGCTGCCACCGGATACGGACAGCAAACCGCGCAAGTCATCCAAAGGCTCGCGAAAGAAGACCACCAAATAGCAGTCCACGCGATGTACGGACTTGCGGGTTCGGTATCGACTTGGAATGGTTTCAAAATGTATCCACAAGGACTCGCGACATACAGCGACGATGTTGTGGTTGCGCACACAATGGAATGGGCAAGTCAAGATCTTTCGACACCAACATTGTTGATGACTTTGTTTGATGTTTGGGTTTTGAAATCTGATTCGTTGAAAGAGTTGAAGAACATCGCGTCATGGGTTCCGATTGATCATCAGCCTGCACCGCCAGATGTGTTGGAGTGGTGTGCGCGTGAGAATGTGAAACCGATCGCGATGTCGAAGTTTGGTTCACGAATGTTGAAAATCGCAGGCATCGATCATCTGTACGCTCCTCACGCGATTGAACCAGTGTTCAAACCGACTGAAAATATTGCGTTGGCGGATGGTGGCAAGATGACTGGCCGAAAGTTTATGGGATGGGAAGAAGACAGATTCGTCATCTCGATGGTCGCAACGAACAAAGGCAGTCAACCTGCGCGTAAGGCATGGGCAGAGAATCTGCTTGCGTATTCAATCTTTGCGAAAGATCATCCTGATGCTGTGCTGTATCTCTACACCGAACCGATGGGTGCGATGTCTGGTATCAATCTGATTCAACTTCTTGACGCTTGCGGAGTCAGTTCAGACAAGTACAAGATTGTCGACCAGTACGCATATCGGCACGGTATGCCACAGAACCTGATGGCTGCGATGTACACCGCGTCAGATGTTCTGTTGGCTTGCTCAATGGGTGAAGGGTTCGGCATTCCAGTCATTGAAGCGCAAGCGTGTGGATGTCGAGTGATTGTCTCAAACTTCACCGCACAACCTGAGCTGGTCGGCGACGGCTGGACGGTGGAAGGTCAGCCATGGTGGGATGCGGCTCAGAAGTCTTGGTTCTTCACACCGTCAGTGCCTGACATCGTGAATGCTCTCAAGTCGGCTTATAACGCGCCTAGAGGGCGTTCTGAGCAGGCAATCACCCATGCCCTAGGGTACGGAGCCGACACAGTATTTGAACAGCATTGGAAGCCAACGATGAAGGAGTTGTCCGCATGGTGCCGGTCGTAATCATCCCAGTTCTCAACCGATACGACCTACTTGAACGGTGCATTGATTCGCTTGACTTCCCAGTTGAGAAGATCATCATCATTGACAACGGAGGCAAGATCGAGCAGGACTGTTTGATGATGCCACGCAACAGTCGTCACGGCAAGACCTACATCATGGACATGCCGAGCAATCTTGGTGTGGCGACATCGTGGAATCTTGGTATCAAGATGACACCGTTCGCATCTGGTTGGATTCTTCTCAACTCGGACGCCTGGTTCTTACCAGACCAACTAGAGAAGTTCTGGAACGGATGCGATCGAGATGAGATTCATCTCACTGGTTCACCAGAGTGGGCTTGCGCGTGGATCGGATCCGAAGTTGTCAAAGATGTCGGACTGTTCTGCGAAGCATTCCATCCTGCATACTTCGAAGACAACGACTATGAGCGTCGCGCAACACGGCTACACAAGAAGATTGTCAAGTCTGATGCGCTGGTCTATCACGACAACTCGTCCACGCTGCTATCAGATCCGTCGCTGTTTGACAAGAATCGTGACAGCTTCCGAGCGAACATGGAGTTGTTCAAACTTCGCAACGCAAGACTTGACGCAGGGCAGTGGGATCTGCAACGCCGAATCAATCTCAGTTGGGACTGATGAGAATCTTTGATTGCATTCTGTTCAACCAAGAACACGACATGCTCGAATGCCGGCTCACCGAGATCGGTGATGTCATAGACAAGATCATCGTTGTCGAGTCGGCCACAACTTTCATGGGTCAACCCAAAGCACATGGCATTGACCTTGACAGGTTCTACAAATGGCGCGACAAAATCCACTACGAGATCTATGAGCCAGATACTTCGCTTCGCAGTTGGGCTGCTGAAGCGGAGCAACGCAACCATCTCTTCACCGTGTTGCGACAGTTCGCACCAGAAGCCGAAGACATTGTGACGGTCGCGGACTGTGACGAGATCTGGTCGCCGAAAGACATAGAGACTTTGAAAACTGGTTGGCATGGTTACATGATGAAGCGTCTTGTGATGTCGGCGTATTGGCGTCTATCTGATGAACACACAATGGTTGCGGGTCCGTGGGGTAGTCGAACTGGTGATGCGCAAACTATGAGATCGTTGCGTCATCAGTTGCATCAGATTCATTCAGGTTGGCATGTGTCGTGGATGGGTGGACCTGAATGGGCTGCGAACAAGATGCGTTCGTTCTCTCATCAAGAACTCATGGTCGAGAACCCTGATGTGTTTATGGCCGAGAACTATCGGGTCGGCCGCTCGATACGCGGCGAACAGTTGATCGAGGTGCAGATGGATGATTCATGGATTCCGTGGATTGCTGAAGGGAAGGCTCCGTTGTCGTGGTACCGTCGCCGGTAGCGATCATCTCACCGTTCGAGCAGAACTATTGGGATCGGTTCGGTGAAGCATTCATTGCATCGATTGAAGGCTTGACGGTCAAACCGCAAGAGGTGATTCTTGTGACGACTGCAAGAGTTGATGTGCCATCTTGGTGGAAGGTTGTGCCATATTGGGATGACCGCATCTGGCCGTGTGTGAATGTGGGTGTGCGTGAAGCAACAGCGGAATGGTGTACACATCTTCCAGTCGATGACACGATGGATCCGAACTTCTTTGACGGTCTAGTTCTGCAAGGTGATGCGGTAAATGTGCGTGGTCGTTGGGACGGTGGATC